ATCAACGCGGGCATTCCCGCGACCGGGAACGTTGTCGCGGTTGAGGATTGGCACGGCATGGGCGCGGCAGCATGTGCGGCCGGCAAACTGCCTGACGGCCGCTTGGTTGTGTGGGGCGATGTGTTCGCGAGCCGTGCGGAAGCGTGGGCTTGGGCTGCCCATGTGTGCGGCATCCGACCGGACACGCGGCTTGTTGTCGGCGCGTCTCTCGCGGGCGATCCGGCAGCGGCCGACTGTGGAGCGCTGGCCGTCGATTCGGCTGGCAGCACGCAGACCCGCACGGCGCTGCCGCTTGTGCGCGAGCTGCTCGTTGGGGGAAAGCTCGCGCATGGCGGTGGCGCGGCGCTCAATGCGCAAGTGCAGCAATTGCGGATAACCGCTCACCGTGAGGGCGGTTTGGGGATCAGCTCGCGATCCGGCCGCAACGATCTGGCCCGCGCAATGGCGTGGGCTTTGCAGTCGTGCGAGAACACTCCCGCGCCGCTTGAATTCTTTGTGAGATGAGGCTTTGCCATGGCGACACGCAATGACGTGCGGAAGCTGCTCGGCGCGCGTGCCGGGTCTGTGCGGACATCCGGCTTGGGTTACCCCGGGTATGGACCGAGCGCGCTGCAATCGCGGCGCGATTGGATTTATTACTTGGGCGAGACGTGGCCGAGCGGCACGGCCATGCCCGCAAGCGAGAGCGAGGCTTTGTCGCTGCCGCCATTCGGGCGCGGGCTCGCGCTCTTGGCCAACGCGGTGGCCGCGACCGATTGGCACGCGACGCGCTTTGACCCCAACCTGGGGGTTGCCGTCAAGCTGGCCGATCAGCCAAGCGTTGTGACCGATCCGAACCCAATGACAACCGCGTGGCAATACCGTTGGGCAGCCACCGAAGATGGCGTCTTGTTCGGCAACCACTTTGCGTTGCTCGGTGATCTTGATTTCCGCACGTTGCGCCCGGGCTGGCTTGTGCCGATCGCGGCCGATCAAGTGTGGCTGCTCACCGATCCAGACGGCATGTATTGGTGGACCATCGGTGGCGAGATGTTCACGCCGGATGAGCTTTTGCACGTGAGCTACGGCAGCCGATCCGGTGAGCTGCTCGGCCGTGGAGTGCTGGCCCAATACGCCGAGAGTCTTGGCGGATTCGTCGCGGCCGAGCAGCACAGCGCCAACTATTTTGCGGGCGGCACGCTGCCGCCAGCGGTCTTGCAATCGCCAACGGCCGTGACACAAGACCAAGCCGACGAGCTGAAAAGCAAATGGCGCGAGATGACCGCGACGCGTGAGCCGGTTGTCCTGCCGCAAGGCTATTTGCTCACGCCGGTTGTATCGAACGCCGAGCAGTCGCAATTGGTGGAGTCGCGGACCTGGAACGCCGAGCTTTGCGCCATGATCTTGGGCATTCCACCGTGGAAGCTCGGACTCCAAGGGCCGACGATGACATACGCCAACGTGGAGACGGCAGACATTGATTTCATCCGCGATTCGGCCGACCGTTACGCGCGGCCGTTGTCGGAGAGCTTCTCCAAGTGGCTCATGCCGCGCGGCACCAATGTTGTCTTTGACTATGCCGACCGGATGCGCGCCGATCAGCGCACGACAAGCGACGTGCTGACCGCATACGTGGCGGCTGGCATCGTGACCGAGGACGAAGCGCGCGCCGTGATCGGACGGCCGCCGAAAGCCGGAACAACGGATGAAAACTCCACGCCGGTTGGCGTGCCGGAGTTGACCTCAACGGATGTGACCCCATGAGCGAATTGCAGATTGAGCGAGCGTTGCCAGCGGGCGCGCTTGAGCCGGTCGGAGACGGATGGACGGTTTACGGCATGGCCGTGCCGTATGGCGTGGATCAGCGCGTGACCGATGACGGAGTGACGTTTTACCGTGAGCGGTTCGCGGTCGGCGCATTCGCGCGAGACGTGAGCAAAGGTGGCCGATGGATCAACTTGTTTCTCGGGCACAAGGGCGATGAGGGCGACCGATGGTTAGGCCGATGCGTCGCGCTGGCCGAAACGGATGAGGGCATCTTTCCCAGCTTCCGAATCAACCGCGACCATCCGCAAGCCGAAGCGGCGCGATCCGGTGACCTCACCAAGTGGTCAGTCTCGGCGCGCGTTTATCGAACCCGCAAAGAGCAGGCGATCGGCGGAGACGATGTTGTCATCCGCGAGCTGTGCGGACTCTCGCATGTCGCGGCCACCGCACAGCCGCAATACGCTGGCGCTGGCGTGCTCGTTGCGCGTGAGCATGAGTTGATAAGCGTGACGAGTGCGACCCCAAGACTCGACGCATTGCGCGCCGAGGGCTACGGTCATCAAAGACAAGGTGAACCGCCACCCGTGCGCCGCGATAATCCGCCACCCGGCATCTAAGCCGCCACCCGGCATCGCGTGACAGCCGCCACCCGGTCGAAACTTCCGAGCACATTGGAGCTTTTGACATGGGTAAGTATCTCGATCAACTGCACACCGAATTTGACGAGCTGCAAAACGGCATCACGGCGATCGTGGATCGCGCGGCCGACGAGTCGCGAGACGTGACCGATGATGAATCCAAGATCGTTGAGCGCGACAAGGGCCGACTCACCGAGCTTGAGCAAGCCATCAAGCATTACACCGAGATTGAGTCAACGAGTGACCGCGTTGCCGCCATGCGTGGCCGCGTGAGCGCAACGCCACGCCAAACCAACGCCGGTCCCGCTGTGGAAGATGCGTACGACATCAACCGCGAGTTTCCGACCATCGGTGACTACGCCGTGACGGTCCACCGCGCGATGGTGCAAAAAGACCCGGCAGCGATTGAGGCGATTGAGCGCGCGACCGCTCACCAAAAGGTTGCCGACAACCCCGGCTTGATCCCTCGCCCGATCCTTGGCCCGGTCATCAACCTGCTCGACAAGACGCGGCCATTCATCAACTCGATTACGAACCGCGCGCTTCCGGCTGGCCAATTCGATCGGCCGATTGTGACTCAGCACGTGACCGTGGCCGAGCAAGCGGCAGAGAAGGATTTGACCGCGAGTCAAAAGATGGTGATTGGCGCACAGCCGGTGACCGCTCACACGTTCGCTGGCCATCTCAACATCTCGCGCCAAGACATCAAGTGGAGCAACCCGAACATTCTGCAATTGGTGTTTGAGGATTTCGCGGCCATGTACGCGGTGACAACGTGCGACTTTGCGTCTGACGCGTTCGTGACGAGCTTGGCCGGCAATGTGGCGATCCCGATTGCAGACCGCTCCGGTGGCGCTGTGATGGAAGCGCTTTACGCCGGATCGGCGGCAGCGCTCACGGGTCAATATCCGCTGCCTGACACGCTCTGGGTTGCGCCCGATGTTTGGGGAGCGCTCGGCGGCATGACGAACGGCACAAGCGGCGCTGTTTCATTCCCAACGCTTTCGGTTGGCGACACAAGCGGCAACCCGCTTGGGCTCAAGCTCGTTGTTGAGCCGCACTTTGCGGCTGGCACCATGATTAGCGGGCCGTCATCGCTGGCCGAATGGTATGAGGACGTAGACGGATTGCTTCAAGTCGGAGAGCCCGATGTCCTTGGCCAGCTCGTTGGATACGCGGGCTTTGGCGCATACGTCACGCTCTCGACTCCGGCATTCACCAAGTACACAATGCCCGCGCCCGTTGCAGCGAGCGCGAGCACAAGCGGCAAATGACCGAGCAAACTGCCGCTAACGGCGTTGGGCGCGCGTTATGAGCACGCGCCCGACGTTGGCGGAAGTGCGCGCATACATCGGCGTACCCGCAACCGTCTTGACCGATGAGGATTTGCAGCGCATCTATGACGCGTGCGACGAGTCGCAACAAGCGCGCTGTAACGGATTCACCGATGACGCGGGCGCGCCCGTGACTGATTTGCCAGAGCCGCTCAATCAGGCATTCATGCGACGAGTGCAACGGGAAGTGGCCGCGCGCAATCTGCCGCTCGGCATGGTCGGCATCGATGCGGAGTATGGCGCTCAGCGCTTGCCCGCGTCTGATGTCTTGGTTGACGATGCGGAGCGGCCATATCGAAAGCAAGTGTTGGCATGAACAGCGGGCGCGCGCGCATCGTTGAGGCACTCAATACCGTCGAAGGGCTCACGGCCACGCCGACAACCCCGGACACACCTAGCAAGGGGTCGGCGTGGCCCGTATGGGAGATGACGCGATTCGCGGGCAAGCTCGCATTGGTGCCCGTGAACGATTACGCGGTCTTGGTCGTGCTGCCCAATGGATACGCGCCCGAAACGGTAGAGCAAGCGGATGGATTCTTGCCCATGGTCGCGGCAGCGCTGGCAAAGGTCGGCACGCTCACCACGGCCGAGCCGGTCGCAATACAAATCGCGGATAGCTCAACAATGCCCGGGCTACGTTTCCGGATCACTCCAAGAGAGGCAACAAGATGACGACACCACCTGAACCGGAAACCTTTGACTTAGGCCCGGGCTCACTCAAGATCGGCGCGACCGGCACGGAGCAAGATGTCTCTTGCTTGGTCAACAACGCCATGATCGCGGCCGACAAAACCGAGGGCGACTCGACCACCAAGCTGTGCGGCACTGTTCGGCCTGGAAGCGTGACGTATCAGTATCACTTCACGGGCAATGTCGATACGGATATTGCCGATGACGCGGGCTTGTTCGCGCTCTCCCAATCGGCCAAGGGCTCGGAGCAA